CCAATACATTTAGTTCTACCATCTCATTTGGTTGTAGGGGATGAAATTTACCAAAAAGATTCTTAGCAATTCCTTCTAAACACCACTTGAAAAGATGCGCTCGATTATGAATCCAAGTCATTACGGAAATCATTTTTTAAGCCCTCGGGTGTTGGCTACTACGTCTGCTATAGATCCCAATAATGTCTTTGTAACTACATCCTGATTAAACTTCTCTGCCATATCTAAGCGAGCTTTCTGGCCTATAGAAAAAGCGTCCGCACGGTTATCAAAAACATACCGCATAAGTTCTGCTGCATGAGGTAAATTAGGCTCAGCCCATTTTTGAAAGCCTCTATAAAACTGAGACCACAACATATTGTCAACATAAGTAAGCTGGTAGTCTACTGGAAATGAATTTGTATTATTTAGGAACTGTCTAGTACCTCCCCAATTCGTAGCTATTATAGGATTTCCTGCTGCGGCTGCTGCGGCGTAGGGTATTCCCCAAGACTCACCACGATCTAGCATTGCGTAGCAGTCACATTCTTCATGCATCTGCACCATTTCTGCATCCGTTAGCTTCTCAGTAATGAGATAGACCGGAGGATAAGGCTTAATCATATTCATTGATTCTTTCAATTGCTTAATGTGATTAGCAATGACTTCCCTTTGGTCTTGCTCTTGTTCAACTCGTGTTAAGTATGTCTTTAATACCAGCAAGACATCATCTTCTGGAGTAAATGCATTATAGTAGGCCTTTAGTAGACCAATGCCATTCTTTCTTTCAGTCCACTGAAGAATAGAATAAAATTTATATGGTCCCTCACCAGGTTTTTCTTTGGCTTTGTAATCACTCACATCCTCACAATTTGGGACACAGTACACTGGGACAGTAACACCAGAATTCTTAAATACCCCTACAGCCCACTCGCTCTCTACAAAAATAGCATTGAATTTATTACAACACTCGGTCCAATGTGGGTCCAGACGGTCAGTTTCCCAAGCCGTATGACATATATTAATAGAAGTGGGATCTATAAACTTAACTGCTACCTCTGGACTTAGCCTTATAAGATTTACGTCAAAAGGACGCGGCGTGCGGCACAAAGCATCAAGGACATCATGAATAGAACCAAGTTCTGGTTTAGTTTTATCGAATGGTGTGGTTGTAAAGTCAGGACGATCCTGCTCAAATGATATAGGCTGTATCCACATGGGAACTCCTAAACTATAGAGTCCTCTTATATAGTTTCTAACACCTTGACCATAGCCTGAGCCATCAAATATACAACTAACTATCTTTATGCCTTGTATTCTAACTTCTGCCTTCTGTTCTTCTATCATATTGACTCCCCTTTTTGCCAAGTAGCTTGAGCTGACATAGCCTCGATAGCTTGCTGAGGTCTTTGAAGATCAGCATACAAACTTTGGAATATATAATCAAATTTTGGCACTATATCCCGCTCCCAAAGAAGATTAGCATGTACCCACTGGTACGCTTTATCAGCCATCTGTCTTCCTATTTCTGGTTTCTCATAGAGCCGTTTAAGATACTTAACATAGTCACTTATATTAGCTAGAGGACGAATTATCTCGTTGTCCATGGTAAAGACATGGTGCATGTTAGGAGTATCTCCACTCCTACACAAAAATCCGCGACCATCCGCAAATATTTCAGTCAATGCTGTATTGTCTGGGAAAATACATGGAGTTTTCGTCGCCATACTTTCAACACTTGATAGCTCCCACCCACCCCCACAGGTTGTGGATATACATACATCACCACAATTATAGAGATCATTGACTATGCCAACAGGAAAACCTGAATTTACATTAAAATTTCTTGGGAAAATTACATCGGCCCCCACCGTCAAGTCTAAGTGCTTACACACTCGCGGAAGATCCCAGCCCACATCTTTCTCAGCCATATGTAAGTACAAGATGCTGTTGGGACATTCCTTTTTAAATTCTTTGAACACCATTAGAGTTCTAGGAATGTCCTTTCTCTGTTGATTTCTGTTTATATTTACAATAATAAACTTATCTGCATGGGGCCCAAAATAAAATTTACGTAACTCCGATAATTTTGCAGGATCAACAGGAAAGAATTCCTTAACATTTATACCATGGGGAATTACCTGAAGTTTATCCTTGATCGCGGGATATTGGTTAATGCACTGCTTTCTTCCATACTCTGTGTAAGTGATGGGCACATCTACTGCTGACATAGCCTCAATCCACTCAGACCAAGGCACACCATCAATAGGGAAATAGGCTACGGTGCGAAAATTCTTGCCTTGTTTCTTAGCTTCTTGTATAAGATTGGGTAGGAAGGTAAGGATAAAGGAATCCTGTAGGAAGAAGGCTATATCGAAATCCATCTGAGGGATTATCTGTGTAACTTTCTCTCTTCCATAGGGATCGCCCTGAGGATTGGGCAACATAGGATATATTTGAAATGGATACGGATGTGGAACACCCATATAATTTACACCAAAACAATAGATTTCATATCTGCCTGAAGCATGAAGTGCTGGCAGAATATTACTTGATACCTTTCCAAACCCTGTTGCTACGCTGGGGGCATCGCCATAAAACACCAAACGTATTCGTTTTTGTGGTGCTTTCTCTTTAGGGGGTTGTATATTATAGCCTTGTGCAGCCAGTAAGTCCAAGGCCTCCTTAACTTCCGCCTTTTCTCCATCCTGATTTGTCATCCTTTTTCCCTCCGTTTAATACTATCATAAATCTTACAATAGTCGCTCTATGCAATTCTTTTATTATATTATGATCCTTAAAGTCTCGGACTATAAATATGTTAGGTTTGTGCTCTATAAGTTCACCAAAAACCTTATGACCACCAATTAATTCTATATAGATTTGTCTTCCTTCTTCCTCACTTTCTCGTGGTTTCGTATAAGGTGTGATCTTAGCATCCATATCCTTAGTTATCATTTCTTCTTTCGTTTAGCCTTGGCTTTCTTTTTAGGATCGTGACACTCTTCCCGGCTAGATATAACATAATACCACCCAAGAGTGAAAGCATCTGTTATATCATTACCTTTTTCAAATGTCTCTTTAAGTTTATATTGCTTCTTGAAGAACGCATAAGGTTCCTCTTTATTATTTTTAAACCCAACGCACGCTCGTGCCTTAGCCGCAGTAATGCACACCGGATCAGTTCCAAGTAGTTCATAGGCTGTCAGAAATATGACACCTTTTGCATTATTAAGTCGCGCATTAGTTAAGGCATTCTTACCGGCATAGGTATCTTCCATAACTATAACGTCAGGGTGATACGAATTTATTAATTTTATAAATTCTATACGAATATAACTAAGCTTAAAGCCTAATGACATCGTGGGTTTGGTCTTTATAGTCCCATAATTGGATCCTTTAATGTGCTCAGTTCCTTTACCATTACGTGCATCTAGCACCGCCCAACCGCTACAATTTAATGATCCATCAATAGCAAATATCCTCATTTAGGTATTCTCCGTTGTTCTATTATAAATTAACTCGTAAGCCTCCTTCAATTTTTCTAGTGCTGGTTCAGTTATCTGATCTAGAGTTGGGTAGATTATCCTAAGGTGTAGAATTAAATTCCCCGCAGGGCCCCCGTAGGGCCCAAAGAAACCTTCATTGGGAACTATTACTCTACCATTATCATGGTGAGGTGATAATTTAACAGTAGCAGTATGGGACTCGCCAGTTAGTCCTGTCCCTCCACAGGCTGTACATTCGTTTTCCTTTATTAATCCCGTATGACCACAACTACCACAAGGACTATCAATAATCCTACGCTGTCTTCCAGCTTCCTTTACTTCTCGTCTTATACCATGTCCTTCACATACAGGACAATGTTTCAGATCGGCGCCGCGCCCACCGCATTCCTTGCATTTCACCAACCTGGGATATGTAATATTAATCTGATGCTGCAGAAGGAGATCAAAGGGATTAACCGCTATCTCGATTTCTTGATTCCGGCCTTGCTGTGTTCCAGGTACAGGGATAGGAGGAGCAGGAGGTCTATCGGAAGAGAAATGAAAACCAAATCCTCCTGGAACAGGTCCCCCGGGGAACCCAAAAGGGCCGAAGTCAAACCCAAACGGATTCGACTGCGGCGGATTATCATAATTCATGCGTTTTTGAGGATCACCGAGGATATCATAGGCCTCAGAGATTTGTTTAAATCTATCCTCAGCCTCGTTATCTCCCTCATTGTGATCGGGGTGAGTCTCTAGTGCTAATTTTCTATAAGCTTTCTTGATCTCGTCTTCATTCGCGTTACTAGGTACTCCTAAAATATCATAATATGACTCACTCATTCCTGATCTTTACCTCTTACAACGGATCAAATCTATTAACTTTTATATCAGTAATCCAGTTAGGATTATTGGTATCTCTAGAAGCGTTCCAGCGGTTAAGAGTACCATAAATCTTTATGGCTGTTCCTTCTGGTAGCTGGGAGAGTTGCTGAGCAACCTGGCCCCAAGCCTGGCACATATAGCGGAAGTCTCGTACTTCCACTTGACCATTGGGTCCTAACTTAGGCTGTCCATTCTCGTATTGAACCATTTCCCATATGATAAAGAAGCCTAGACGAATGTTTCCATCACCTAGAGTAGTAACCTTGCACCCATTAAGCCACCCCTCAATCATACACAAGTTTGTTCTCTGCATTTGTCCACGAGTCGGTGCCAGTTTAATCAACTGGGCACGCTGCTGTTGCTGTGGGGGCGGAGCTTGCTGCCACTGCGACTGATCCTGCGGTGGCTGCCACTGTTGCTGTCCTTGTGGTGGAGGCGGCTGCTGTCCCTGCTGCCACTGTTGGTGTGCATCAGGTGGCTGCTGTGGAGGTGGGGCCTGTTGCCATTGCGGCGGAGGCGGAGCCTGCTGTTGCGGCGGGACTGATTGCTGTTGTGGTGGAACATATGTACCATCAGGGGTATAAGTTCCCTGATTTGGAGCATAAGTTTGATTTGCATTTGGATCATATACTGTTTCCATTTTTTCTCCTGTTAGATATGTGGTGTTATTATTGTGTGTAGTGCTTTAGGGTCTCGTACAAATGTACTAGGATCGTGTTCATCTGGCATATCTATAATCGTAAGATCACATAAATAACCTAGTTCTCTTTTCATACGACGAGAGCCGTTACGCCCTGCATCGTCCCCATCTAATACCGAAATAATACGTTTAAGTGTTAAGTTTTTCAATAGTAAACTAATTTGTCCTGCTACTAACCCGGCCCCCATGCAGGCCACTGTATTAAAATAACCTGCCTGTACCATGCTCCAGCAGGCCTTATAGCCCTCTACCACGAACAATACACCATTAAAGGCTGCCATGTAGTCTTTTGCTCGGTGATAATGATAGAGAACTTGTCCTTTAGGAAAACCCCTAGGCTGAAGAAAATACCTAGGCTCATCATCGTTATCAATACGTCTTCCATCCCAAGCAACTATGCGTCCTTGGTCATCCCTAACCGGGAAGCATGCACGAGGTAGACCCTGATAGTCCAAGTGCCCCCCTACCTCAAAATAATCTTGGATTGCGTGGGAATATCCTTTCTTATAAAAATAATCTGGCCTGTTTTGTATCCAACCCAAAACATATTCCTCTATATTAGATATAGTACACAAATCCAACTCAACTTCACTTTTTTGCGATCTTCTAATAAAATCAGTTACATCTTTTTTTATTAGGGCCGTGTAGGCAAGGTGACTATTATCCCCATCTAGGTCTATACCAGATATACCAGCCAAATATTTAACAGCATCTACAAAGTTACATCGGTTTGATAACTGTACTAAGCCTATAATATCGCTGTATCCGTGATGACATCCCGAAGAAAAGCAGGACCAATGTCCAGTACTTAAATCTATGGAAAAGGAGGTCTTATTATGTCCTCCATGGAAAGGACACTTAGCCCTAGCAAATCTACCATAAGATTTATCCACATCAATACCTAAACTATTAACTACTAGTTCAGCATCGACTATCTGTTTTATATGCTCAACTAGTCCCTTGTCCATAGTTTGCGAACGGGGCTGCTTGGTGCTCCGTGACCGTTGGTAATTGTCCAATTGGTGCGGGAGTTGTTGCATTATTGGCATTAAATCCTCCAACCTCCATCAGTTGTTGTATAGGTGAAGCGATAAATCTAAAACAGTACCCAAAGTATCGAAAGTTAAGTCCATTCAACTGCGCCTGTGTATATCTACCCTTTACGATCTGAAATCTGTGAGTACCAGCGTTCAAGGTTTCGGCTTGAACCTCCTTTGCTGTCTTCCAATTTAGCATACAAGTAACATCTGACTCTTTATAAGGATCGTCACTCTCTCCCATAGCACTAGCATCAACACGGCTAACCCCTTCACCTTTTTTATTTTGCTGTAGAGCTGTAATCACAGGTATCTCAAGTTGACCAGCCAATTCTTTAAGCATGCGACACAATTCGCCTACTTTTTGCCATCTGGCCTTATCTTCAATGTCTCTAGGCTCTTTCAGATAATCAAAGATTACTAAGCCAGTACCATGATTATACACTGACTTCTTAATCATATTTTCAACTTGAGAAGTCTTAAATCCAGGAACATATCTGTGCATATATCTATTGCCAGTATTGCTCTGCATAATCTTTACAGCAGCATTCATGTTTTCTACGGCAGCAGGATCATCCCGCCATCCAGCACGCATTATCTTTAAAGCATCCACTGAAGATAGGTGAGCAAGAGTTCTATTTTTGAATTCCTTAGTACCTATCTCGGTATCAATATATAATACTGGGCACCTATTGATGTGAGCATAAAAAGAAGCCCAAATTGCTGACTGCATCAAGAAGGCAGACTTACCTCGCCCAGGTCGGGCTGCAATAACATATAGTTTTGTTTTGAGCCATCCTAAAATAAGTTCATCCAACAAAGATATACCAGTAGGAATACCCAAATTATCTTCTGGGTGTTCGAACATAGCATCTATGTGCTCTTGTATTCCAGCACATACATCTTCGGGCTCATCAGAAGATATACCCATGTGCAAGGACATAATCTCCGATTGGATAGAACTAATGATATCCGTTGCAGCAGACTGATCGCCATAGCGAGTTAGTTTATCCAACGAATCTGTTAGTGTTTTCTGAAGTTTATATTTAGAATAGGCATCTAAGAGATCGGTAACATATAACTCAAAATTAATAGAATGCACATCTGCCCCTAGAAGGCTAGTAATATACATATTGACTTGATCAGGAGCAAAGCCTTCAATAGGCTGTGTAATCACCTGATTAAAAATTAATTCCCGCTCAAACCTTTTGTATCCTTGCTCATATAATTTGAGACATGTGCGAATAAGAGCTTGATTTAGAGGGGAATGAAAAGCGTTAATATCTAACTTACCATCAAAACCAATTATTAAGTCTGGATTTTGCAGGGCACAGGCTAAAACTGCCCGTTCGGTATGAGACCTCTCAAAAGAATTTATCAACGTCTGCCTCCTTCCCTACGACGAAGCTCATACTTTATCACTTGAATGTGCTCACTAAGACGATCTGGCATACGATCATAATACTTGGCCATCTCTTCAGCGTTGCCCAACTGTTCTTCTATCTGCAATAACTCTGGATTAGCCTGATAAGCCTTGGCTAACATAACATTTCCTGTAGTACGATCAGTCACACCTTGGAGTCCTGCTATCGTAGTAAACTTCTTTCCTTCGAAGACACGCTTAAGCCGTGCTGCTTCAGCATGCATCTGGTTCCCAAAGAACTGAACATGGGCCAAGAACCTAGAAAGTGCCGCCATAGTTATGCTTAATAATTCTGGTGGCTGGTATGCAATACTTCTAATAAAATCATCCCCAAAACTCTTTCTAACAAGACCATCTACATCTGGATAATTACTTAGCAATTCATCTACAAACCATTTAGTTTTTGTTTCTACATCGGTCATTCTAACTCCAGTTCCTCATAGATTTCATTAAATAACTGAGCCGCACTTTTAGGCCGCTTATTAAATGGGATCTCATATAAGGTAATCTTCTGTTGTTTAGCCCATTCCCGTTTTAGAGCATCTCTCTGAACATGTAGTTTATACTCTGCCTTGGAACCATGAAAATAAGGCACATATTTATAATGCTGTTCACCTTGACATTCCACCAGTAGGTTAAGTGCAGGTATATAAAAATCAAAAAATAGCAGTTGATTCATATAATTTACTGTAAACTGTGGCTTGATCGTAGCTTGAGAAAATGCTTCTGCTAGCAGATCCCCTATGTATTCCTCGAAATCACTCATTAGTCAAACTCTACTCCATCAATGGTTACTTCAACTCCGTCTTCTTCAGCATCGGTCCAAGACCCAGGGGCCGCGTAAGATTCGTCTGATGTGACAGGAGCAGTCTGGCTAAGCAATTGCATTCTCTTAACCTCATCCCATAGATATTTTTGTGCATCTGGTGCTTGTCTGACCGCATCTAGCATTGCAGCTTTACCTTGGACTTGTATATCTCCTAAAGTGAGCCAGGAACCGTTCGTAGATATAATACCTATTGAAGATGCCCGATCTACAAGTTCTGCTACATTATCAAATCCTGTTCCATAGTTCAATAAAAGATTCCATTCCTTAAATTTAGTATCGCAACTGTGGTTCTTGTATACAACCATCTTGGACCACTGTGCATAATCTCGGGCTCCGTCATTAAGGGGAGCACCTATGCGCCCTAAGAATAGAGATACACAGACCCAGTGGTCATAGGCCATTCCTCCATATTTTCTAAGTTTGGCGCGCCCACGAGCCTTCTTTCCTGCATCCAACTTGGCCCTTACCTGGTTAACAAATAAGATTGGTACACCAGTACGTGCGGATGCACTAGAAATCTTAGGTAACCACTCACCAATCAGTTTAGCAGAAGCTCCGAAGTATGTCTCTTGGTCATCAGCTTCTAATACCTTTGATGACCTGATAGCACTTACACTATCCATGATTACAATACCAGTACCCTCACTCTCCAGATAATACAGAAGAGTTGCGAACGCATCTTCACCTGACTCAGGCATCTCAAGTCGAGTCATATTAGGTAAGAAGCCACCCTGCCATTTATTCAACAGCGAAGGGTCAAACTTACGCTCTAGGTCCATAAATACTACACCTAGTCCAGTCTGGCGCTGTAGATGCCATGCTGTCTCTAAGGCCCAACTGGTCTTCCCGCCTCCCGATGGCCCCCATACTTCTATGATACGACCATGTGGTAAACCTTTACCATCCATAGCAGTATCAAGGCTGATAGAACCACTACTAAATCGACGTTGGATCAATTTGTCATCTTCATGTAACCATGCATGAAATGCTTTGGGGAACTTCTTATCTACGGCCGCGGCGGCCATCTTAAAAGCCTTTTGCGGATCTATCTTAGCAGGGACTTCAGTTGCGGCTGCGTCCTTCTTAACCTTTTTAGCCTTCGTTTCCTTCTTAACACTCTCATCCTTATTGGCGTCCTCATTTTTCTTTACCTTTTTGGGCATCCGTATCTCCTATTTTTATTTTTCGCTTTGGGCCTGGTTTGGCTTTAACTATTTTTGTCATTTGAGCCTTGCTCATCTCCAACATAGTCGAGTAACTGTCCTCATCATCCGATTTGACTAGACAAGAAGTATTGTAATTTAGCCTCTGGTCCATTACAACATGAACTTCACGGAGGAGTGACATCACGAAGGGTTTATTATGTACAATACTTAATATGCCCATACTATATATATCTAAAGACCACTCAGTGGCCCTAGCAAACATAACGTCTATTACCATAAATAATTCTTCTATGGCCTGTGTCAATGAAATACTATTATCATCTGTACGCCATTTTATAAAACTGTTAACTACACTACAATCTACTCTGCGGGCCTTAGGATCCGTTAACTTGTAAGAATCAACCCTTCGGCTATCTAATCGCCTGAGCTTCTCGAAGAAATAGAGAGCTATGTCATCAGCCGATGCTATGTTATTAGCGTCTATTTTTACCATAGAGTCTTTGATATGCTCTATTTTATAGCCTGATAGTTGTAGCTTCCGTATACTTTCCGCCTCCTCAATATCATTACAGTCTTCTAATCGAAACACACTATACCCATGGTTTCGGAGATACTCTACATAAGACTTTATCTGAACCTCTTCAGAGATTACAGGTTTATTCTTGGTAACACGTTTTGCCATTCACCCTCCTTAATCCTCTTCTGCTAATGCTATTGCTATCTTTATTCTTAAATCTGTATCCTCGTTATCTACAATAATTGGCTTCCCTCCCCCTGGGACCATAATGGATATAAACTCTGATCCTATGATTGCCAAAGAATTCTCCATGAGAATAGCATTAACAACCAAATCAAAAGGAGTCTTTATGGGAGAAAGCAAAGGAAGACCATCATTTGAGAAACTTACATGTGAACTTTGTTTCAAGTTAGTCAAATTTAATTGTTTCTTACTAAATTCCAGTTTGAGCCTATAGGGTTCTTCTTCTAGCACCTGCCTAACATTAGAAATATTATCAGCCAGAAGCCTTGTGTAGAGTTTAACCTTCTCTCCTGTAGCCGCAAAGATAGATTCATAAGGAGGAAAATAGGCTACGATGAGAGATGACACAACAGAGGTCACTAGCCCGTCGGTATCTATTCTAAACTTTACTTGGTGGCTATCTGAGAGAATCTCTAGTTCATCCCCATCATATATTAAGGATTGTAATAAGGAACATGTCAATTTAGGAAGTATAATATCAAAGTCTTTACTCTTTACAGGAGTAGGGTAAGCAATCTCAATAATTCTGAATCCGTCAGATACTACGAAGAGTAATTTCTCGGCTTTACATCTGATTAGTACCCCGGAAAGCCCCGCCATGTCAGAGGTATAACTGGCTACTGTCTTTCCCAAGACCTTGAAGACGTCAGACAGGTATAATGCTGGTAATTTAATACGAACGGCTTGATCTCCCTGAGGATCAAAGTCGTCTCGGGCCGACAGGTTAGTGCTTACCAGAGTAAATGTTCGCTTTTGGCTAATGCTCTTTTTAATATCCCCGTAATGAACTATGGTGCTTAAAAAGAGTTTGGTGCTAGAGGATTGCAGATCCAAGGATTTAGAGCCGCTATCTTTGTTGTCTGCCGCAGGTATCTTGGCAATCATTTGGAAAAAGTCATTTCCATTTAAGCTCACTATACCTGGTTCAGTCACTGTAGCAAATATTTCTGAGGATGAAACGATGGATGTATTATCACTTATGATCAAACGAACTTTATTCTTATACGCCTCTAAAGTATAAATCGGAAAAGCAAAGCCAGTTGTAGTTATAGATTTTAATGGCTTGAGCCTAGCCAGTAGGCGGAGAAAGTCTCCCGTTGGAACAACTATATGCATACGAACCCCTGTTTGTTAAAAATTCCTGCTCTATATACTATATAGTACACAAATAAATCTTTACTAATTATTTTTATGTGAGAGCTTGCGGTTATAAAAAATACTAATCGCCCCGCAACCTCTCGCGATTTTCCTGTAATACTATTATATATATACATTTCGCTTTTTTACCACTAGTACTAATATAGTACACAAATTCATCTCTAACAAAAATAATTTATAACTTACCCTAAACACAAGTGATTTTAATAGAGAGGTCACAAGGGTGAGCGGGCTCCAAATTAACTGTTAAATTAGAAAGACGATTACGTCCCCATATATCCATGACCACATTAAAGGCCGTATAAGCTCCCGTAACCGAAAAATTTACAGCCAATGTGGTTTTATCTTTATATATAAAATTAGCAATAAGAGCTTTTATGGCCGCATCAATAGTAGTATAATGGGACATATCACTTATTTCATGGAGTGAAACATAGTCTATTTGACCACTATATTCAGAATGAGGCAGATATCCGCGAGCCATTAATGACCATTGCTCATAATCATTCTTCTTATATGCACGTTGTTCGGCTGATAACCAATAATATTGTGTTACTTGTTCCCCGAAGGTAACATCGATTAACCGGATTAATTCGGGAGGATCATCTTCCCATAGTTCTATCTCTTTGACCTGGAAAACAGCGGGCCATACGGGGTCCTGATAGCCTATCCTCTGAACAATGGGCTGAGAGGTAGGCATAGTAGGAACTTCTGCCCTAAGAGCAAATAACTCCACCGACATGTCCATGAATAAGTCACCTTTATAGGAAAAAAGTTCCACCGAGAACTCAGTCTCCCCACTGTAAAGCCTGATCCTAGGCCAAGAAAAACGTATCTGCATTATTTCTTGGGTTATATTATCAAACTGATTTTGATAGGTTACCGGCATCACATCTGAAATTATAGTTTCTGTATATACCATATCGGCGGGCAAGGAAATATGAATGTTATATGCATTTATATAAGATGAGAAGTTTGTTCTATTTATATATACCCCTAGCAGTGGGAATCCACTACCGTGTATGACCTTAAATATAGCAGAGAAAGCCAAAACATAGGCTGCCTTGAATGTTACATTAAGGAGAGTGTAGGTTGACCAGAAACCACAAGGCCAACCTTGATTTATGGAGATATAAAGGTTATGTATCTCCATGGTATACACAGGAATTATAGTGGAAACAATGCGAGAAGCAGGCTTGAGAACAACAAACAAGTCACGATAGCCCGTGGTCATAGGTAAGTCAATATATAGTTTATAAGCGCCGCCCATCCTAAAGTCCACATAAAGATCGCTAGCATACACCCCAGAGACCCATACATCTAAAGGTTTAATACCTAGCCACACATTAAAATCAACATTTATAAAACTATATTTATAAGTACCATGAACAATAATGAGATCCTGTCCCGGTTTAGGCTGAGGCATAATATCAATTTCCAGCAGGCGGGGATAGATGGTTCCTATCATAACATCAAACGGATGAGATCCCCATGCTTTGATGTAGGCTGACAATAAAGCCGCATTGTGCGTACCCAACATAACAGATACATCCTTAGCAGACCAAACATGAAATGCTATATTAAGAGAATAATCCTCCGTATGTACACCTGCAAAATTTAGGAGTAAGTTGGAATAGCCTTTCTTATTTACAGTAAATCTTACATCTATACTTTTATGGGGAATCGCTAATATTTGCGTTCTAAGATCCCTAACATGAGTAGCTACAAGGGGTATATGCAGGTCCTGTGGTCTATGCGTATCTATATGGGCATAAAAAACCCCCTCAGGAACGAGTGGCATAAGGATAATTTCTAATCTACTGTACGGAATAGGGGTGATAGTAGCCGATACTTCAGCAGGCTTATGGGAGTCTATATAAGTCTGCACATCTACCGCGTTCTTCAGCAGTATACCATCAATCTCGATCCCTTCTTCAGTAGCAACTATAATCATTGCGTAACCTCCCACCTAACCATTAGATAGGCAGTATTACGTTTATGCAATTTCTTTATAGCAGTCTGGGGACGCCTGTTTCGCATGTAAAAAGTTACCGCCCCACCAGACTCTACTCCTGGGTATAATAATGGTAAATCCCCATTCAAAAAACTTTTCCAATTTACCCCATCAGAAGAGAGATCTAGTAAATTTTCCGGGATCAGAGCTGTGCTGTCTAGATCTATTAGAGGAGATGAGATGGCCCGTTTGTAAACTGACAGGTCGGAAAAACCTGCGTATGCCGCGTAAGGATGGATATCATTCTGAGTTAGCACAGTAGTACCTTTCCCTAATATTACACGAACATCATCGGTCGTCATATAATCTCCCATGGAATCGAATTTTCCCCAACAGGTCTTGATTCCGTTTACCCATAATACAACAGCATCGGTCAGTCCTGGTATATTTTGTGGCGCCCAACTTAATGTAATGTTGAAAGGGCCCGGATTTGAAGGAGTAGGAATTATTTGTTCAGACTCTCTAATAGTAGGTAAACAAGTTAAGACAATTTTCTCTTTAGGACTAAAACAGTAGACTGTCCATCCCCAGTGTAAATCTAAAGCAACACATATGCCAGTAGTGGCATTAGAAACTGTAGCAATAGTATATAGAAAAGATCTAGGATCTCCATCTTTCAGATTTAATGCGGCCTCTGAAGGATGATAAGTAAATTGAATAGTACCCGTATTCATAAGATCAATTAAAGGTAAGTACAAAGACTCTTCTAGACCAAGGAATAAGTGACCATCCTCAAACCGTGTTCTAGTATTCTTCATATTCTTAATGTATATATTTGATCCACGTGTACCAGATACCGATAGTTCAGCATAACCAAAATTTAGAAATGGTAAAGGCATTCCAGTATTCAAACTCATACTGTAATGCTCTAGATCATTTAATGTGAAGGCAGGTTCTGTTATAGCCTTAGTTCCTTCACTTATCATTGGTACATCTTTATAACGCCATTTATAAGATTTCCACTCATTGTTTAATAGCGTTCCGGTCACAGTAAACAAATAATAATTAGTTGGGTCCCTGCCAATTTTCATTTCTACTGAATTAATATTTGCTGAATTTATGAACTTAAGGTCTAGTTGGAATGAATCTTCCCATGTCCAATAGGGATCAGGCGTAAGCTTCCAGTAGGGAGAACCCTGTCCATTGAAATAACAGGAACCCGGGGTATTAAACCCGGGATAACTATAAACTAAAGCATACTCAGGGTCAAACTCAGTGTTATCAACCCACTGCATAAGACCATAATCCGTAGTCCACCAATAAAAATTGCTAGTTAACGGAATCGGGCGGTCGTGGGGACCAGCTTCTACCGGGCCTACAAACCATATAGACCCAGCAGAAATAGTTGTAGATGTATAATTGGTGCTTTCTAATAAAATCCAGCGCGCTTCGCCTCCTGTAAAAATAGGACAAGCCTTATTTACAGCCCCAGCATCCGTTTCCCAACCATCACAAGTTCCAGCAAAGTAATATTCAGGATCATCTTCGTTGTTATAAACCATTATAGGTTTTGCCCACTCTGCATTAGCAACACATTCATTTAAATTTGAACTATACAAACAGCGGCGTTTAAACCCACCTTCCTCGAAAGAACTGCTCTCCCAATTTACAGAAGTGAGATAATCTTGATCAGAATTGGAAAATCTTCCCTTAGCATTCTGAGTAACTAATTGGCACCTCCCTAAAGAATAGGGTTTACCCATGTCAAACGCTATTACCGGAGCATCATATTGTGCTAAGCCTTTGTAGGACAGCGAATCCGATTGTACCATACCAGTACCAGAGCTTGAAATGATAGGATCAGTAACCTGTAAATCTCCTATATAATCATAGATCTGCTGGTTAGACTTAAAAACTTCAGTAGAGGAGACCTCATAGCCTATACTCTTGGCTACCTGCAGGTCTGGCATGAATTTGGGCGACCCTAGATCTATATCAGCATCGGGAGACTTAGAAAACTTTAGGTAAGATATAGCAGCAGTCTTAGTAGTAGAAAAATCTGTTAAGTCCGAAGAAGTAGTATATTGTAAATCGGACCATGGATCTTTTTGCCCATAAATATTCAACAAAGGTAGTGGTGGATCGAATTTTGCAGCCAAGTTAGTAGAGTCTATCTGTAGTGTTGTAACCTGAATATTATCAAAGGTTACTTCACCCATATCTGATGATAAGGCGAGTTCTGTGGGCACTATAGAGGACCAGCCTCCAATATAAATTCCAGAAACTATAGTGTAATCTCCTCCATCATAAGAGTAAGAAGGTATAGCAATACTGGAACTCTTGTGTAACTGTAACCATACGCCAGATGCTGTATCAATGGGAGAAATTGTAACTGGCAATACAGACCCGCTCACTATTAATTCAAGTTGGCTAGATGTCTTAACACAAAATTTTATATGATTATTATTGTTACTGGAGTCACATAGGAGAAGCCCGGCCGAGAATGTTCCTGACGCAATTGTCTGAGGATCGAAACCACTTACTCTGGATATAATCGTTCCATAATCCGTAATAGACCCCCATTCAGTTTGTAATGCAGGACTTAGTAATCTATAATCAAAGAAATTAAAGTTATCAAAACCCATCCAGTTCTTTATTGTTAGTCCTGTATCTGACGAAGATAAAGTGAAAGCCTCATGAGGATTCACAGCAGTCCAATCCCCGTGTGTTATTACTAGATCTTCAAAATAGGTCTCATAGTTAAAATCCTCCACAACTCTATTCGATAGTGTCTTATAGGATACATAGTCGAACGTAACATTAGTCATAGCATCACTTGAGATACTCGCAATGGCTGGAGCGGCGCCAAAAACACCTACACGAATATCATTCGACCAATCTTGAATAGAATATGAACTAACTGTTGTCCAAGAATTCCACGGCAGCCTATAACTAAAAGTAACACCCCTGCCATCTTTAATGAGTCTTAGTATCATGCCATACTCAGAAGCATTTGTAGGTATAATATCAGGTAAATTGCCACTAGGTGTATAATATACAGAGGAGTCTCCGTATCTAATGTAGTCTGACAGAGGAAGATCAAATCTATAGTCATCATAAAAAATATGGCCAGAGACTGTGGATAAAGAATTACCAGAGTACCTTTCAATACAAAGATATTTTTGTAAGTCTTGATTATCATACATGACGAGACCTGCTGATATATCGGCCCCGGCCACTCCAGAGAAAGGAACTACTTGCGTCTCTAAAGACATGGTCGATTCTTTTGTGGTGTCTTGAAAGTAAGTAGGATTAACCCAGCCTACATTAGATTGGTACGGCCTAGTCTTTTGGTTTATAGATAATATACCACTGGAGACTTGTAATTCTTCAGCTCTACACCAATTGGATACTGACCAGATAGAATTGTTGGGGTCCGCAGGCTCGTTCCAATGTACTGGGGTTGTAAAAGGACTACCCGACACTAAAGTCTGCCATACGACTCCACTGTTGGTTGAGCTATACCAGGCAACAGGAGTAACATCCATTATAGAATATACTCTAGCGTGGTAATTAATACATCTATGATTGGTTACGGGGGTATCTGGAGAGCTAATGATCTGAGCAGTACAACCCCTGTACGGGTCATCTATAGACTCCTGGGAATCTAATTTACTTGCAAATATACATGTCTGATCAATCGCTAAAGGATCAGCAACTCCCAATAACAAATTAGCCCTATGCCCTGTATCATTGTGAACCTCATATTCTACTGTTGGGCCATAAGTAAATTCACTCCCGTCAGAAGGAGCGCCCCATGACATATTACAAATATCAGTAATGGGTTCGTTTCCTTCCATTCTTACTTCCACACCTAAGTGTTGGGGAATTAATTTTATCTGTTTGATCTTAGTAGGAAAAAGTCTTATATCCAAAGATAGTTTACTTAAAGTAGTTCCTATAGTAGCTACTCCAGTAGTATAATCCTCATTCTGATACTCAAAGTTCATACCATAAGAATAATCTGTTGTCTTGGCTCGGCTAATCCGCCTAGAAGATAGTAGTTGTCCTGTTAAATCTACAATGTTATATGACTCAGTGTCAAAGATTTCTGGACCACTTGAGCCTACTGCATACAGCGATCTCAGAATGGTCTCTCTGGTAGAAAAAATAGAAAAGACCTTTATTGAAGTAATTTTAGGATCAGCCCAATTAGACACATACAGTCTAAGGCCCCGGCTATCAAACGGATAAAAAGTTTGGTCTAGTTTATTCCAAAGAACCTTATAGCTTGCTGTCATTCGATCATATCTTGTCTGATCACTAACACCTGGGTATAGATCATATGGATTACCAGTAACATAATTAAATCCTAAATATAAATCTCCAGTCATATCTGTGTCATCATCAATATAGACAACCAAAGGATCTAAAAGCCGCATCCACCCCACAGCACTGCCTAAGTAGGGAGCGTCAGTCGAAAAGTGGTAGACTCCTGACCAATTCAAGCCGGAGCGATTAACGGGCTCTATATATGCTTCCCAACAAAACTCTCTAATGTTATTGGACTCTTCAAAGGTTGTAATTATTCTATAGATATTATGAATATAGCCTGGAAACCAAAAGTCTATCCAGAACTTACTAATATCATCCGTATCTTGAAATTCAATCATTAAATCCGAATCACCAACATCCTGCATAGGGCCCACCGTTTTGTCTGTTGATACCATAACTTGGCTAGTGCCCAATTTCATAAGGTCAAACTCAAAATTATCTATACTATCTTCACCCACAACAGCTAGTTGTTGAACACCATATTCTCCACGTAACTCCGCCTCTATCCCGAATCCAGGGCACTTATCAGTGGAAAATCCGTAGACTGGTAAGCCTTGATAGCCATAAAACTTAACACTTTCTGGTGTATACGAAACACTATCTCCTACTGCTAAATTATAATTTCTTATCTCTATCCAAGAATTCTTATACAACATTTGTAAGTTAGGTGCGGAACTTGATTCAGTGTGCATAGCAGGCTGGCACATATATAACCCTAACATGTCTCCCGGCTTAAGGTGCCAATCCACAGAAAACTCATACAAAGTCTTCTGCCCTCTCCTTAAGTCAAGGATAGTCATAGACCGACTATAGACCACAGCAAGTGTAAAATCACCGGTAGGGCGGAGCAGATATACTTTGCTATGATTAGTTATCTTTCCTTTGAACTGAATGGTTTTAATATTCCCTTCATCATTGGCTGCACCAAAGATATCAACGAACAATATACCACTTATACTCCCCTCTTCTATAAGTTGTTCTGAGGGAAGATTCATAAGATCTGATCGTCCTATTTCTATAGTGGGTTGTTTAGGATCGAACGTAATTACTGTTGACTCTGATGATGGAAGCCTATAAAGCATTGTAGCAGAAAGCCGCTGATAAGCGGGAGAGTAACCATCCGCAGGTTCAGTACCGTTTTCCGTTTTATATGCTGAGACCGCACTAGACCTGAAGAATCCTAGTTGTTCTGTTACATCCTTATCACCACCATGATATATTTGGACACTCCCCGACGTACCCTTTGTTCCGGTATATATAGTAAAATTTTCGTCTACACTATTATAAGCACACTCAGCAAACTTATAGCCACCAAAAGATAGCGTATTAAGTTTGAGTGTTATGTCTTGTGCAACAGAATAACAATCGGTGCAATGGCTCAGATCCAAATCAATATATTGTGGAGGATAATTGTCAAGAGATACTCCTATACGACAATTATTACCATCTACCTGTACTAATGGCCGTCTGACTAAACTATAAGCCTTGGCGCAGGTTCCAGTAGCCGGGCAAGTGTGAGTGTAATTTGAGTTCCAGGAACAAGGTGGAAATTTACATTTATAATGTGCATCTGAAGTGAAGGCAATCCTTTGTATAATAACCTCTATATAGGGCGCCCCGTCGATAAAGGGGTAGAGGCGAATATCCTGACAGTTTCCAACCCACTTGGGGCTTCCTAGTAGTGAGAACTTATAGTGCTGCCATGCCCCATCTGGAATGACGTCAAAGGTAACACATGCATCATCCCACCATATAGGGTCTGTATCCATTCTCCAGGCTATTTTACCAGTAATAGTATCAGGAAGTGTTTTTCCTACCACACCAGGATTATAACGAACTAACATATCCAATTCGAAATTGGAAAAGAAATCAGCCTCAAAGGTGGCAGTAAGAGGATCTGATAAGGAAATATAACAAGACCCATCAGTAGAGGTAGCCCACAAGAACAAACCATCAGCCATGTGCCAATTTAGACCAACATTATCAGTAAATCCGTTATCTCCATTACTAAAAATAGCCTCAAAGCCATAGTTAGAATCATGCGCACATCTTTCTTTGTTACGTATAAATTTACATTCATTGAGAAGATTGTATTCTGCAGATACATCGGTCATTAAAATCTCCACCAAGGATCAGGCCAGTTAAAAGTCTTTCCCCCATCATTGCTCACTGTCTTCGGCCAAATAGCTTCTCCCCCTGGTTCCCATTTTTGGGCTAATCTAATACAGGAATATTTAGAGTCGTCAGTAGTATCTGTGTATGACGCATCCGCTTTAGTTGGATCTATTGTCTGTTGGCTTTTCTTTGATGACATGTCCGCACAATCGACTTGAACTATCAAGGGGTGGTTCTTTTTTAGATGCTCTCTCTTCCCCACTAGCTCTTCTTCTTTTCCGGTCCATATTTTACCTCCGTCAACCTCGGTATCTTTATGTGCCCATTTACTCCCGCACTTTCTTACTAAAAGTGTTTTCCATTTAGTGTCTGTTGTGCTCGCCTTTAAAGGATACCTGTCATCATATTCATTCCTAAAAGAAAAACTAGATACCTCTTTCCATTCCCAACCATACCATTCTATATGACAATCTTCATCCTTTATTTCTTTTAACTCCGAAACTGTTATAGGGCTAGCTTCATCACCTCCCCGAGACTCAAATTTTTGGTCTTTTTTAAGATTGGCTCCTGTAATATCCATAATTTCATTCCAGTCGTGATAGGGAATTATAGCAGTAAATTTAAATCTACTATTAGAAAAATCTTTTGCCTCTAATTTTCTCGCCTCTTCAAATATCTCTTCTTGGTAACCTTCTCTATTTTTTATATCTTCCCAATTCACTTCATCTATCTTCATGTTTATTTGGTCTAAGAAAACCCAGTTTCTTTGATCATTGACCCGCCCACGCATGCTATTTTGGATGCTATTATAAATGCCTTGCTGGGCTGCATTGGCCATCTGCTCTGCATAATCTCTGGATGCCCCAACATCACCACCAGCTAAGGTGCGGGAATAAGCGCCACCTAGACTTCCTTGTGTACCTCTTGCTGAAAGTGGGGTCTTTTCCCACCCGGAATTATTTAGACTCTTCAGGGTATTCTGCTTCTGGGCGTAAGATGTCCCAAACTCTCTACCCATAGCAGCACTTCGTCTGTCTTCTGCCCCTCCTTGTTCCACGGTCTGGATCATCTTTAAGAGTGCGTCAAATCCCCTAACTTCATATTTATACGCATATTCATTATACTTATCATCATCTTTAGACTCTACCCCTCTATATTTCTTTTTATTTATAGCCTTGGACTCATCCTTATATTGGTCACCAGTAATAAAATACCGACCCTTAAGAATAACCTTGCCAGCCTTGTATGGCAATGCGGGCCACCAGATATAGTCTCTTGTAGGATATTTATCAGCCCCCGAGGTAGTGATCCATTCTGGCCCTGCCATTCTGGTAGTCCATACCCCACCCCACATCCAGCTCTTCTCTTTTTCCGCCGGATCCCAATTGTATGGATACACCCTAGCGTCTGGAGTTTCGCCTTGGTTTATAGCATTCCAGGCAATCATTTTCAATCGAGACAAAGGTAGTTCTGGAACTTCCACACCGGCTCTAGGAAAGATTTCTGCCTTAGGTACTTTTCCCAACAAAGATTTTTTTGACTGACCACTAGGGTCTTTAAGAGTTTTTTCTTCTTCCTCCCTCATGCTCGTATACATCTGCTCTTCTGCTTTCACAAACCAACTCTCGTCCACTCCTGCTCCAGTTGTATCTTCTGCAGTATATCTACCTGAGTCTTTCCACCAGCCTTCAGTTCTCTCCAATTTTTTGTCAAAGTCTTCCCAATTAGGCTTATACCAATCCTGATCCTGCTCAGTAAAGAAATCGTATTCTTTTCCAGAGACCTCTAGCTCACATTTAGATCCAGTAGAAACATAGAAACCTACCTCTTCTACCTCTACTAACTCAGCGCACTTGCCAGGGGACAAGACTCCTATTTTTATAGAAGAAATAAGATTGTCTAAATAGCAAAAATTGTCTGGGTTAGGAACTGTCTCTAGTTTTTGACTCGATAGTTTTCCATCTCTATCATATTGGTCTTTCATCTCTACTTTAGTTTCGCTTCCTTTCCATAACCCCTGATAAAAATTACCTGGGTCTGTTTTTACCCACCATTTAAATGTAATGCTCAGATCAAACGAAGTCCCAAAATCAAGGAAATACTTTACTTTCATATCCTTCTCTCCAGTGTCTGGGATCACCGGGAGGCTTGTATTGAAAGTAACGTTACTAGTTGACAAAGGATTACCACCAGGAACAGCCGCCGCCGCGATGCTAACTTCCAGTGACATAGAATCGGTAGCATTATGTAGGTAATCTGAAAGATTAGACTCAGAAAACCAAGAGTCTAACGTTATCTCTAGAAATAATGCATCGGAATTAAATCTTGGTAAACTAAAATTACCTGAAAGGGAGTGTTCGTTTTGTCCTCCAGAGGAAATCTTCTTATCTATCCTGCTATGGTATTCTGTCCCTTGAAATTCTCTTTCTTCAAAGATTTTTCCCAGTGTTCTGTAATTTACATTTCCAATTATGAATCCAGGATAATAACCAGCCGCATTCATATTACTAGAAGTAAGTAAATTAGCCCCGCCAGTAGGATTTTTTAAACCGAGACCAGCATCCTTAAATATAATTTCACCAGTAGAGAATACTCCTCTGTATGCTGGCTTCCCATATTCATCTTTATCGTCTTCATCTCCTTTCTCAAGTTCTACAGGAACTATAGATCCCGAATGATAAACCGCGTGGGGGACCTCACTGTCTGCTTCTGATGGTACTTTGTAATCAATAATAGTCCCTAAATTAGCATCACTAAGTTTTCTCACCCACATTAATGGAGGACGCATCTTTCCATCGTTATCAATACGTTCGGATTCCGCTACTATAGCAAAATATGTTTTCAGGAATTTCTTTTCTTTTTCATTCTTTGAATTAGATCCATCCTCTTTGAGATTGGGTCCGCAGGATACTTCTCGCCCATCATCCATATTATCTTTTTTCTTGGAATACGGCCCACACATTATAGAAGAAATTGACCATAGCCCCGTATCGTCCACACTATCTTGTTTAGTTTTTATAGGCCTTGAGTAATACTCTTTTAATATGGACTCAATAGCCAATTTCTCTGTATCAGCAGGAATTACTGGCATAGGATCCATAAGCTCAGGATACCATTTAAGTATTTTTTTAGCCCGCGTTATTTTGTCTCTAACATCCTCAGGCCATGCCCAGTGAACTGCCGAGTCCGCTCCTGTTGGTTTCTTAAAGCCTACAAAAGTTTTCCCATAATTATATGATCCATAAAATCCAGGGTATCTATTTCCAACACTTATAATATCTTTATCTGCTACGGCAAAGCCCTTAACATCAGATCCAGATAAGTATGGATCAGGTTTGGCTTTACTAACAGTAAGTAACTTTTTCTCTTCTGCAAAGCCAGTTACTTCTAATAGAATATTATCTTGGCTATCATAATAACTAGCACTATCTCCTACCACTGTGATTCTACACAAAGGAACATCAGCCTTTATAGATAATGTAAATCGTCCTGCATCAGAACGAGTGTAAGGTTGGCCACACAATACAGGATCGTATTGAGTAACAATTCTAACATCTTTAGTCGGGATAGATTTTAATTCCTCTCCACCACCCTCCGTTGGACCTTCTTCTCTAAAAGGATCCTCTGTCATAATATAGTAGTAAAAGGGGTTTATAGCTTCAGATGCCATAGGTATCAAAGCCCGAGTACACTCAATAGGAGGAGCTAGCAATGTAACCATTTCTCTTGGCTGTCCAGAAGGGGTTGCGGAAGTCCACCAACTAGGGATAGCTGGAAAACTAGGGGTTTCTTTGCTCTTTCCATCTGCTCTAGGAAGCCAAGAAATAACTGAGCCAATAGTACACAATTCTATTGAAAACATTTCTCTGCCCATGTTACCGAAGAGAGGAGGAGAATCAAAAGGGCTCCAAGGATAATTATAACCGAAGGCAGTTTGTTGGTATTCATAGTACCGGTTACAAGTCTTCTCTAACTTTGTTCTAGCTTCTTGCGTCTTAGTGGCTAGAGCGTCACGAGCTTGGCCCCTTGCTGACCTAGAGTTAAATTCATTCACCTTAGATCTTAGTGCTGCTGCCTCGTCTTCTTTTTCAGACTGTATTTTTTTGGCCTCGTCAACTTTATCACTTATCTTATTTGTAGGAGCACCGCGAGAAGTATAAGTGGCCCTACCATCCGCACTATATACCGAGCCTCCCTCAGAAAATGTAGATTGGGGGTTTGCATCTAGTATCTTTTGTTTGGATTCATACCTTGCAGCATCTCCCTTAGCCGCCGCAGCTGCAGATTCGGCTTTACGGGCAGCATCCTCTAACTCTTTGTATTTCATTTCTTCACTAGAGTTAGGATCACTACCGTAGTAGGGATCTATACTACCAGGTACATATTGATCAGAAATTTGAAATGCACCTAGATCCTTTCGCTTTTTAAGACCATACTTGTCAACACCAGTTAATATGTCTATCTCAGATTTATCCTCTATGCTTTGTACCTGCTGCTGCGCTGAATCTAACTTTCGAGACTCCTCCTCATTTAGAAAGGACAACCCACCAGTAAAATTAGCTATCCAGCCTCTTAACCTTCCACGGGCTTGTTCTTTCTTTAGGTTGGTTTCTAGGGTGGCGTTTGTTTGATCTCCAGACCATTGTTGAAAGAGGGTTTCTACCTTAGTCTTCCATTCGTCGTAGTCCTGTCTAGATGGATCTTTAATTACAAACACATCCTTCTCCCCCTCCGACAAAGTCTCAACCGGGATATCTGGAGTTTCACTTTCTTGCCTATCCACTAGGTACATCCAATCCGCTTTCCATCCTGATTTTCTGGTAATAGACGGAGCAGTAGGGGGATCAGAATTATAATCAGAATATTTGTTACATAGCGGACAGGGCTGTGGGCTTTTAGAATCAAAACAAACATCTCTTGCAAAGTATCTATTACAAAGGGAGCAATAACACTGGTCTGGAGCACTAGCAGTGTTAGCAACGTATGGCTTTAAGAAAACTGTTTTGGTAGGTACATCATAATATTCTCGGTACTCTAATTGAAATACTGGTCCCCTAGTTTTAGATCTCCCTATAAATTGGGTTTCTCGCTTTTCATCATAGATCCAATGACGAGACCACGTTCTCACTCTAGTAACATCCGTGCCTCGTATGCACCAATCAGAGGCTTGCATCCTAAAAGCACCTAGGTTCTCAGCCTCTTTTGGCTTGTTTCTCCACTTATCCATAAATTCCCAAGGATAACCGTTGTGTCTAGGAACATAGACAGAAGAAGGCTCTCCTCGTGTATAGGGATAATAAAGAGCACCAGGATTATCCGGCGGCATGTTAAGAGTATTACTGCTTTTAGGAAAACCAAAAGTAGGATCTCTATTAACGATAGCAGCATCTGCCTTTTGGGTAAAGGTCGATGACCATTCAGCCCTAGTCATCTGGAATCGAGGTGTGCCTCCTTGAACGTTGGTAGATGTTCTGGTATTATATTGAAGACTAGGTTGAAATTCGGTTCCCAGATCATGGTCCCCTTGATCAACCATAGTAAACATTTGGTCCTTACCTTTTGTTTTACAAGCAACCTTACTCGCAGCGCTATTTGTCATGGTTCGATTCTTCATGTTACCAGTAGTTAATTCTTCCCCAGGATAAGTATCCCGCCATATATACATTATCTCATAGTCTCTGCAAGCATATTTTGCATGAGGCCAAACGGTAGCCATAGAACATGTTCCCATAGGAACTTTATCATACCCATCTACCTTATCTTCAGCGGGTTCGTATCTAAATAGAGTACGCATAATTCCAGACTTAGGACTACTGAACATAATACGTGTTTCTTTCTTGTAATAGTTGCCCTCTTTCTCCCACATATATTTAGCATCAGCCTCATGCTCATCATAGATATCCGCAATATAGGCATACTCCATATAGATCTCTAGTTCATCATGATCCGGAATTGTGATAGGAGAAGCACCTTTTAGGGGAGGATACCACATGTCGTTATAATATCGCCATTCTTTAACATCTACCTCTTCTGCAACAGGCACGACAAAGAATATCCATGGATGTCTAGCCGATTCTTTTCTCTCTAATATCTCTATATCGGTAGTAATTTGGATTTTTTGATACTGAACTTCATTTTTTGATTCAGTTCCTATATTAACAACTGCCTTGTCTTTAGTATAACCAGGAAAAGGTCTCTTTACTTGGGAATAATTCATAGGAATAAACTTTATTATTTTTTCCTTCTCCATCTGTTTACCATCAGCATCATTATATTTTTGTTTTATTTTACCATACATACTGAATATCATAAACTCAGAAGACTGATGACAAATTTCTGGGTTCATGGCAATGATAATCATGGAAGTACAAGACGACGTGCGGTACCATTTACAAATATTATCATTTATTTTTGCACCTTTTACCTGACCAGCCTGAGCGGTAGGTGTACTACCACTATCAGATTCCCTTGTAGAATACACAATAATCTTCTTTGTTGCCTTCCCAGGAAAGGAGTACCAAGGAACAGTATCTTCAGCCTGCTTACCCCCCTGATTTACTATAAAATTACGCCATTCGGTAGTGCCTGATTGTTCTGGAATCGTTAATGTGATATCTTCAGGCTGGCTACCCGGAGGCAATAATTTAGTATACTTATCTACGTCTTTAAAATCAGCCTTATCTGGGCTCAGATATGGTATGTATAGACGCTCAGAAGACTCATCTTTAGCCGCTACACCCACATCTTTATTATCAGAATCTCCTTTGCCGGTGTACTTAGATAAATCTACCCAACTGTAAACTTCTGCTTTAATATCGGATTTGCTCTGGTCTGGAGGAGAAGGCTCTGGTTCCTTGGGCTGTCTAGATGCTAGATTATCTCTTATCTTTTGGATGCTTTCTTTATCTTTCTGGCGTTGGATGATGGACGCATCTAAGAGACTAACCATAGTAATGTTTCCATCTTTAGAATAGGTTTCTCTATTAGCCTCCATAGTTTTGATATCAGTATCTATCTCTGCTATATTGTTATCAATTTCTTTTAATGCTTTCACTATATATTCAGGATCATTAATATTAACTTGGGCTATTTCTAATTGTAGTTTTGCCTTAGTTTTAGACAACTCCCCTTTTGCTATGTCTATCGCTTTATTTTTTTGTAAAATTTGTGACACAATAAAAGATCTAGGTCCCGAAGCAGCCTCTAGGAGTTTTGCAGCATCTGCTTCAGACAGAGGATCACCAGTAACAGCCGCATAGTACTTACCATCAATCTTTGTAACCGGCCCACTCAAAGATGCTTGTAGAGTCTGTATATCACTCTTGAGGTATGATATTTGTAAAGATATAGCATCCTCAGTAGGCATATAATCACCGGTGACAGACGAGAAATACCAATCTCCTATCTTAATAGCAGTTCCTAACTCTATCTTTCCCGCCGAGACAGGTGTACTAATTTTATTCAGTGCGGCCTGACTTACGAATAAAGAAGGTCTACCATTCCACACTGACTTCCAACTAGTAACTAAGTGTGTGTTAGATTGATAAGTATATCCGTGCCTAAAGGTGGGCTTTATTTTAATAATGTCTGCATCTACTTTGGATGCAGAACCGAAACCGAAAACAATGATGTGATTAGGATTATCTAGGGTACTTAATGGAACATCCTCAAAAATAAATTTACCACGTTCATCCACACTTGTTTGTAGGAGAGCCATATTCTTTAGGACTGGCTGACCCCCAGGACTATAAGACCTATAAATATCAGCCCACAATTGTCTTAATAGTTTTTGGATAGCAGGATCTCCACCCTTCAAATCAAGCAGTCCTTGCTCCAATGTTATTTTATCTCTATTCCAAGTATCATTCTGTACAAAGGCTGTATTTATGCAAAACACTCCCGACAAATACTGTCCTTTCGTTACTTGCCCCACTACTTGAGTTTTTAAACCATCACGAGACCATACCATTTTAAGATAGGCTTTATCCTTAAGTTTCTTTAAGGATTCAGCATAAGTTTTCGTGTCGGTCACATCTAATTTCAATAAACTTAGATCAGAGATGGGCCATATAATCTTCAAGTTTCCCGTAGTTTTAAGATCAACATTCTTTACCAAAGTAGGAATATCAGGAACCTGGTTACCATCCTTTTTAGTCCCATCTGGTTTACGGTTAAATGAAACGGCTGATCCTCCAGGTAATTTTCTCATAGGAGCTAAAGATATTTTCCCATCTTCTGGGTTAATCTCGGCCTTCCTAGCATATACTTCATACTCGGCATGCCAGGTCTCCGAAGTTATTATGTCTCCATTGTCATTTACGATTTTATTGGTTTGTTTCCAGGCTGGATTAAATGGAACAGTTGTCCATATACGAGGCACTAACCATGTGTCCTTCCATTCTTCCACGGTCCATGGCAACCCACCTTTAGATAGCCACATTAATTCCAGAATAGCCGCTGCAGTAACTGAATCTCCTGCATACATATTCTCTAGTTTTGCATATCTCTTGGACTCAAAAGTTCCCATAAGTGGGTTCTCATAAGAAGGGCACGCTCTTCCATCCACCAGACTGAAAGCTCCGCCTCCATTACAAGTATGGCCCCAAGTATATCTTACACTACAATCAGGATTTCCGCAGTTCTTAGGACTGAAAGGACTGCCCTCCCTAGCAGTATGCCAAACTGGAGAACAGGTTGTATCATTTTTATCATAGGGGTCTATTCTTTTAGAGGGAGTTATCAAAGAATCAGTTAGGGTGTAGATAACACGGTGATTATTTCCACACTCTGGCAAGGAAGGATCATAGTTTCTACCGAACATAGCATTTAATTGGTATGCATCAGTCTCAGACAATACATCTTGAGTTCCATCAGTATATGGGATAGTCATACCTGCTATGAAGTAGTCCCCAGATTTAAAAATATAGTCCACTAGGTCACTCATACCTGGCTTACGTGATACCTTCCTGAATGCTCCAGGTATTTTATCCCCTAAAACTGCAGCTTGTGCTACAGCTAAATCTATAGCTCGGAACATACTAGGAGTGAATATAATAGGACGCATGCCTTTCCACCAACAACAAGGTACAACTGTAGCTCTAGCGTTCAACATGAGATACACCATCCCTAAACGACCCGGGCGGGCAGGAAATTTTTTGGATAACTGTTGTCCCACGTATTTAGGAATCGGCCCCGCAAAACTTGGACCAGACTGTGTAGACCTAGAAAAAGTATCCCAGATATTATAAACATTAGGAAAATCTTCTTTTCCTTCAGGTTGTGCAAAACCCGTAGCGATATTACCTTGTACAGCCCCATCAAACATAGAGATTGCCATACCACCTCGTGGGGAATAGCAGTTGCACATGGGAAATTCTACCAGTTCTTGCCCAGCAATACCTTGTTTAGTAGGTTCAGCATTGCCAGCATTGCAATATTTACAAATGAAATAGTCTCTAGGAATAGATGGGTCAATAAGGGGATCCTCTACACGAAGAGCACCTGACACACGGCCCTCGAACTCACCAGTCTGGGTAGAATTAGGGATACGAGTATCACTAGCAGCCAAATCATACCGAACAGTCCACCTCTTTATCCCACAATAATACTTCCAGCTTCCTGCTACAGAAACCTTAGTAAGATAAGCACAAGTTCCAGGTAAAATATTCTTATCAGATTCAATTAAATAACCAGTCTCTGATAACTGAGAGTATACCGATGCAGGTATATTCTCAGGATTATACATTGAGAGGGTTGATTCGGAGGCGTGTTTTATTCTATATATTAGGTTGGAGGGCATGCGTTACCTCCCGTCATCATACGGGCCACGCATCTCCCCTGTAGACTCATTGAGGGTATATTTTATTCTTCGTCCATCTTCCCAGTATCCTATGGTACGACTTTCAAGACGTTGCCCTCCTGTAAAACCTGGTCCCACTAGGATAGACTCTCCCTTTTGAGAGAAATAATGTTTTTTACCAGCAATAACCCAATGTCTATCTTCAAATACGATAGCGACAGATTCTATATCCCCAACATTCGGGAGCTGGCTAAAAGGCCTATCAAAGTCCCACTCAGGAATTACAGTTCCATCTTTATATTTGACTACCCATCCACGTGCCATTATTCCAGTCTGTAGCCTCCTCTATAAAGTCTTTTGTAGCAGTTACGTTCTATCAGTCTAGTAAGTTCAGATTGTAAAGTAGTAAGTAAATCTTTGTATGGATCAACACCACCAGCTAGTGATTGGCGATAGCTCTGGTTCTTGTCAGTGACTTCCCGGGACATATACTCTCCGTCCTCAAACATCTTGTCTCGTATAGATGGCAATAAGTCTATGGCAGCTTTTATAATCTCCATCTCCAAGGTGATACAGTTTGGCGTCCTAACGATAGGAGACAAGTCCACGCTTAAGAAAGCAGTCCATATCTCATAGTCAGACAGCTTGAACGTCTCTAACCAGAAGTCCATGCCTGAGGCCGTTAAATCATAACCATCAAGAGCAATGTAATGATAGTCTATGACTTGAGCACAATCTATTCCTGAACATACAGTGTTACCAACTTTAAGGTTGTAGGGCCAGACTTTTGGGTTTTCAATATAGAAAGTAGAAGTGTCCCCATCTATATAGTCACTAAAGTTGTCAGTAGGGGAAAGACGAAACCGTTTTAATACGGTTCTATCTCCAAGACGATCTCTGATGGCCGTGGTAATGAGACTATCACAATTGTAAATTGTGCATTCAGATGGATATGTTCTGGTAATCATGTTGCTTACTCAGTATAGTCGTAGTAACAGCGGTATACCACTGTCTTTTGCCCGGATTCATCGGCTCCTAATTGTATTGCACAAAAAATATAGTCAGAAATCAAAGAATCATAGGGGTCGATTCCGATAGTTTTTGAGTCATCTGCTGTCGATACATTGGTTAGGTTAGCATCTATAGCGTACATATAACTAGTCTTAGGCGGAACTAAATCTTGTACATTCACTTGATTCCACCACTCTACATCATAATTAGTATTCACTGCTTTCTGTCCCGGCCCAACAGTGCCATAACGAAAAGCCGTGTTGATACCATCATGGTAGCCCATGCCACCATCATTCAGAAGCCCATACTTCACATTGGTTAATTCTACAGCACCACCTACGAGGTCGAATCTCACGCAGAATACACGGGAAGATGTAGTGACAGTAATATTTCCTAGGTTGATGGATGTAATGTCATAACGATAGGGTACTGGACCAGGTAGTCTTACCCTTAGAGTGTCCCCAGGAGCGACAGCATAGTTTTGATTGGCCGCTATATAAATGCCTTTTCTACCAATAGGAAAATAACTACCATACGAACTAGTTGACTGTTGCGTCCACTGGACATCTCCTTTCCTAGAACTCCAAATCACTTTACGTAGGGCTGAGCCCCAACCGTAATTAAAACCTTCTGGAGCTAATATACCACTAGCAGAGATCAGCCATGCATCTCCAGGGTAGGAGAAAGGAGCATTACTAAACTTAACCCACAAGCCTTTGTTCCCTAAGGAATATGGTCGGTTAGGATATAGTAATTCAAGGGCCCCACCAGACATAGTAGTGTCTCCGCCCGCACCATACCAAGACATTTGTGGCACAGCACCCTTAACACCATTCATGTAAGAAGCAGATCCGCTAACTGTAACAACTAGATGATATACAGAATCATCCGAATAATTATATATACCTCCTAAGGTAACGGTGCCTGGGTAAGTTCCGCTAGCATGCGTAATTATAGAGGCAGTCCCTTGATTGGCCCCACCATCAGAGTTAATAGCCACGATAGTGTATTCATCCCAAGAACCTGCAAACGATGTACCACTTACAGATATAGATCCACTCCAAGTATTAGTTGTTTTATTTCCTGCAGAAACTCCACCACTATAGAATCTATTATTGTCTGAACCGTAAGCAGCCACGCCATGTGTGAAGCCAAGTTTGGTAGCAGCACTACTATCAGTAATATCAACAGAAACAGAAGTATTATAACCACAAATACCACCCCGCAGTTCAAAGGCACCAGCATACCAATCGCAGTAGGCACTAGTCCATATAGGACTATTAACGGGGTATTCTCGGTGCATCTTATCGGTGATATCTCTGGCAAGCACACGGGGATCTAGGTTGTTACCACTGGTGAGTGTAAATATTTTGGAATGGGCTTGACTACCATCATTCATAGTAATAAGTAGATTACACTCACTGGATGCTAGATTTATTGGGATTTGAGGAGGTACACCACCTCGTAGAGACGGAGGCGTTCCCCTTCCGTACATATAATTCACATTATGACCAGCATTAAGGTAGTCTGCTAAGCCTACGCCGCTGGAGTTAGTATACATTTCTACCCATCGTGGTTGTGCCATATCAATATCCTCCGATAATCGTGTCTGCTATAAACCAAAGCAGGTCAGTTAATTGGGTTTATCTTGTGTCCTGAATTTCCATACATACACCATTTCGTTCCCATCCAAATCTTTACACGAGACCTCTATCTCAACATCCTCACTATACTGCAAAAACTGACTATAGGCTAGAATTCCTATCTTCAAATCATCCTTTGGTATAGGTTTAGGAGTAAGTGTAACATAGAAATCTGCCTTGTATCCGGGCGACGTCCAGAACATATAGGACTTATTCAGTAATCCAGGAGCAAAAAGATCTGTTTTTATACTTACAAATATAGGTAATTTATGATTAAAATCCCATGCAGGATATAAGTCCTTTATAGCCTGATGGAACCAACTGGTTTGCCATCCATAATAAATTATATAATCATTAACATTATATACACTACACGTAGGATTATTATTATGTGCTTCCACAGTTAGTTGTATCGCCCGATTGCCTTTCCAGTTCCAATCATTATTGGGATCCCAATGCATTCTATGCATTACTATGCCTGACGACCCAGTCCATTCATTGCCGGTCCATGTAGTAAACCATGTACCCGAGCACACAAATTCACTAAAACCATCTGACCAAGTTAGACTACATTCTGATTCTGCTATATCAGTTTCAGGATAATCACTATCTAGGAGATCCACCCAAAAGTGTTCTCCTCGGGCATTCAACTCATCAATTCTCTTACTTTCGCCCTTGTTAAGAAAGACATTTCCAAATTCTATGTTGTCATTAGGAATGAATTCAAAACTATAACTATTCGCAAACCTGTTTGGCTGCAATGCATCAAACTGAGAACCATACCCTACACTATCGGTTCCGCTAATGACCACAGCAACAGTCTTACCAAAATATAATATCTGAGTATCATTAGGGGCGTAATAAGTAAATCTTCGGCCCCACGCACCACTATCGTCATAGATTGTACCGGGAGGATATAGTTGTCTATTTATACCCTCGGTATATACTACACCAGATTCAGTTAATTGTATATCCGCCCACTCTCCCTGCGCCTTTCCTAAATCTTCATAGGTAAGAGTACCACGGTCATCGCACCACTCGGTCATATTATTCCCGCCCGACCAAACAGTGAAATCTCCTATGTTGATGTAAGTCTGCTCCCACTTGACACCTGAAAAATCATCTAAGATTTCGAACACAATGCCCGAAGCAGGACACACACCAGAAGCCATAGGCAGAGGAGTTATAGGAATAACTATTGGAGCATTCGTATCAGGAACTATACCAAAATTAATATCAAGATCTATAGGACTGGCAGGTTTGAAAGTAAATATCTCATCAAATTGCTCAGCCGTATAAAAATCAGAGATCCATCTAGCTCCCTTTTCCATGACAATCATATCAACATAGCCCGTATAATTATTAAAAAAATCTATATAACCACTGCCTGTAGTGCAAAGAGTTCCAGAAAGTGTTATGTTACCCCCCAGTTTAATCCCGTTGAAAAAAGTATTAACCCAAGGGCCTTTTTTGACTACAGCAAAATGAGCCCAGTTGTTACCGGTATAATTTATTACATCCGAACTACCCACCAGCATATTGTTTTGATATACACCCATACCTCCACCCATCCCAAAATCACAACGCAAAGCTTCAGTAGTATCCGAATTCTTAATTGAAAATAAAGTTGAGGGAGGAATGATTGCGGTCCCTGCACTTCTTACCTGACATTCACTAAATTCTGCCTGATTCCCGTAACCTACCCACCCCTGAGGTTGTCCTATATATAATCTATAGAAACGGTGAGCTCCTATCGGTGGGTTAACTATCAACCAATCCCCCCATTGTGACATACTGGAAGGAGCAGAAGGAATAACCCAAGCCTGTGCTCGTGTGTAAGTAGTGTCATCATCTGAATAATAAAGCCAGACATTCCTCGGATAATGCCCATTCCACCAACTCGCCTCTTGGGTAGGAAGGAAACGGACAGCATCGAATTGCCATGGAGAATCTGCTATCAAAGAACCATAGGAAGCACTAGCGCTATTCGGAGTAATAATAGTGGTAGTAGGTTCTTGTCCCCAAGTAAGACAACAAATAGTTGAAGGATTACCATCAAAAGCCTTAGCAAAGTTTTTATTATCCAAATAATTATTTTGAGAATATGTTAGTTTAGGGGGACTGGTGTATGCTTGGGCCTGTGCATTTAACCAGACATGGAAAGTCCAATCCCCGTTAAATAAAGATGCATCAAGCTTTTGTGTTTCTAAATAACACCCACTCGCAGTTTTACTTATAGCATATTGTCCCTCATAAACTATACCAGTAGTAGTTGTTATGTAATTTGGGGGTGCATAACCACTGGTAGTCATCGCGTATATACTTATTGTGTATGGAGACTCATCCCAAAGATAAGATAGTGCAGGCCCTCCGCTAGTAGTCACCTCACCAAGATGACTAGTAAATGGTAAATTAGCTTGGCTGCCACTTACTGAGGCATAAAAAAAACATTTGGACTTATCGTAGGTTAGACGAAAAGAAGGAGATTCTTCAGCTTTAACTCTTACAAATACTGATGCTCCCGGATCAAAAGATGTTTTGGGGTAATAAGAAAAATAATATGTTGATGGATCTATAACCGACAGTGCGGTCACGCAGGTATTAGCACCAGAATTAACTGCAGCTTTTCCGTCCAACATTAATTCCCAATCATCTCCAATAGTAATAGACTCTAATCCTGACGTTGTAGTAACTTTAACATAATCAAAAGACGCATGGGTGTAAGCCGAAGTTACTTCTTGCCTGTTAGTGGTAACGCCCTTGAATTGTAAGTTACTAAACCATAGAGCGTTTGGTATTGTTCTAGGGGTATTCCAAAATGCACCCGGGGTATCTATATACAGTCGGTAATAACGGTAAGGTGTATTGTTAGGAAACTCAAGAAATAAATTCATATCAGCAGAGGGAACATACGCATTACCCGCTGAAGCATTATACCCTCGTGCACCTTTAGACGTATACACTGTTGTCCATTGAGAATTATCAGTAGATCCTAGAATTCTAAAATCGTAAGGAATAGCACGATAAAAGGTATCCTTAAGGTGTCCTATAAAACGTACCCCCTGGACCACAACAAAACTGCCCATATCAATCTGAATCCACGGAGGAGTCCATGGTATAGACGGACTGGAATCATAATACACAAAATCGGTTCCAAAAACCTTCCAGGCATTAGCAGAATCAGGCATACTAGAAGTAACCACAAAAGGACTAGGACTACCAGATGAAGTCATAATTGGAACCAGTGCATTGGATGTCGAAGTATAGATTTGATCCCTTTCAGAAATGACTACTGGTCCAATTAAATAATTAGAATCAGTTTTATAGGCGGGCAAAGGTAAAGCGGTTCCAATCAATGATAATTGTCCTAGTGCAACACAATATGATGGTTGAGAAGGATGGACATTGGTAACATAGAGCCTATAATACCTATAAGCCCCAGGAGTTCGTATCTGAAGAGGAAGACTCCATCCGCATTCCCCATATTCTGCGGTATCCTGCCGTTTATCCAAAACTGTCCAGTCGTTATCAGCAGCAGTATTTGACCCGTGTAACTCGAAACTTGCGGGGGTTGCCCCAAAGCCGTCAGACTGGGTTCCCCAAACATGTGACGGATTTTGTAGTTGGTAATAATATATAAACACGGGTATAGCAAAGTCAAAGGCTAACCATTGTGGAAGTTGATAATCGTAAGCACTTACACTAGAGCACCAGCGGTCAGTGGAAGTAGGATTATAGGGGTATTTACATGTACCATCAAAAGCCTGCCACGCATACCCTCCACCAGCAGCAATATTAGTATATTCCGAAGATGCCCAACACCTATAAGGTGCGGGTGTATTATAATCAGACATTGGTGGGTGTGTACCAGAGGTGAGAATAAACGGGTCTATATGATTCCAGGTTTCATAGTCCTCTGACCAGTTGAATGTAAAAACGGAACCTGATTTAGTAACCCGCATCCAGATCTCATCGGTAACTGCACCCTTGCGGGGAACATAAACACGATCCCATGGGCTTTGGTGGCAATAATTTATGATTCCATCTGCTGAAGTCACCAACTGATAAAATTTGGATGGATCATTCTCGTAAGTTAACATCAATCCAACATATTGCCCCCGCAAATCTCCTAATCGCTCTGCAGCAAATTTAGTTTCTACCGTCCAACTATAAAGACCGGAAGGTATAGTTATATAGGAAAAAGGTGCAGTGTATTTACCACTAGGAGTAGGTACCAGACTAGAACCTCCGCCAGGAGCTTGCCATACCCCGCTAACTGTTGCCAGCTCAAAAACTTTGGTTCCATTTACTGCCGCAACCGGATCATAGTGATAAGCACTCTTTTCTAATACATTGAGCGCTCCAGCGAAGGAAGCCTGTGTTATATATTGATGATATCCCGACCCAACAATATTAGAATAATCAAGATCTACAACAACACTTGCTCCTTGATTTATCATGGCCAAAGTAGTATTTTGCGGATTTGCTACGGTCCAACCCTTTCCTGATGTGGTTACATATTTAGAACCAGTTATTGTGGGCTGAGTTTTAAAATTGAACTGATCAAAACAGAAATTATCCTCTTTCAGATACGGGCTAGAGCGGAGTTGATATTGTATAACCACACTAATCTGTCCGGACGTATCTGGAACGACTGCATCGCTGTAGAGTTTTAAAACTCTGTCTAAGTCTGAAACAGTAGAATACATATGTCCGTGAGTTAAACTTATAGACCCAGAACCAGCAGTTTCAAATGGTTTTATAAAATCAGTTTGAGAAGAATCAGCACCTATGCTATAACGGGGGCAGTAACGTACTCCGAAGGCACCGCCACCACCGTAAGTAGACCATCCAGTTATACCTAGCCCTGTCCCTTTATCCCCGGAGGCCCAAGCTTGACTTCCAGGACCACCTTGAGATATACTAGCAGCACAAATACCAATCCTCCAGACACCACTCGTTGATATCAAATAAGGGTTAGGAAGTTGGTCCCATTGTAAATGATTAGCTGCCTTAGTAGTTGACAGTATATTATACAAATCAAACTGAGTTGCAGTAATTTCTCGACACATTTTCCATATTATTGGCCTAGGAGTAAGGCTCGTGGAATAACTTCCTACATAAGAGATAAAACGCCCATTATAAAGGGAAGTGTCTAAACGATTAATTGATGTCTCAATACTCCCCGACCAGTCCACGCCTAAATTAATAGCATTATCTTGTGCATCCCCATAACCTCCTCTAGAACCCGATATCACCGCTATGCTAATATTCTTTATTTCACAATTAGCCGGTAATGTACAAAGTGTCATGGGAAATGCTCCACTAATCACAGTAATATTGCCTGACCATGTAGTTATCTCTGGGGGAGCCGAATACGGTGCCCCCTCTGTATACTGGTACAGCCACGCACGAGTCTTTGAGGACTTAATTGGAAAACCATAATCTTTAATGGTAAAATGCCCTCGTGGTGGATGGTATGCCGCAAATGCCGGATCCACCATCCGGGTATTCCTGGCAGGTAATACATCTATATACTCAGGACCCGTCAGATGATAGACCAGTTGGTTAAAATTAGCTGCCGTAGAGTCCGGTGTAATAATTACCAAAGGCTCTGTCCATCGCTTTAGAATGTAGAAGTTTTGCACATTATTACTGGTGGTAGATGGGCCTTGATTATAAATAGGTACATCCCCACGTATGTCAAAGAATAGAGCATTAGGTTCCAGACCTACTGTATTTATATCCATTTCTGATATAGTTATCCAGTTGGTACTTGAGTTTCCATAATTGGTTAAAAATTGTATGCGGTAGTGAGGATAGCGTACAGTCCAAGGAAAGGTTGCCCAATCAGCCCATGAATTATTAGATGGAGGTGCCGGGGAAGTGATATCAAATAGATATTCCCAGTCTGAATCTGTAGTGGTAGTGGGACTCATCAGGTTGGAACCACATATTCTCATAGTTTTAGGAAAATCAGTTAGCCAAAAGTTCACACTACTATAAGCTCTAAATCTAATTGCTTTCCAGCCGGTTCTGGTAGTGGGCCAATTTAAAGGATAAGAAACTCTTAGGTAATAAGCAGCATTAGCAGGGGGGCCCGTATTTTCGTAATATGAAGCAGCATTACCGTCTTTTAGATTAGCGGGCACATTACCGCCATTTGCGGTATTAGCCGACAGGGTTCCAGATGCAAGGGGCCATGGCGGTATAGGCTCTTCACAATAACATGTATTGGCCCCTACCCACCCACTAGAGCGCCTGATAATATTAAACGTAGCCTGGTCAAGTTTTCGAGAGACCACATTTAAACCTATTTGAATTCGATAACTTATTTTCTGAAATCTTACTGATACCCCGGAAGGAGTACCTTGTTGATACTGTGCATAAGTAATACTACGTAAACCACCTGAAATATTACTTAGACTAGAATCTCCAGAAGTCGTAGTAGATGAAATCATATCCACATTAGCATCAGATTTATAATAACCCTGTAAATAAAACCATGCTACTTGGGATACTTTATTAACCATCTTTAGGCTTTCTTCTCCTGTGAGCCATCTACTCCAGTGCGCTACCTCATCCAACACAAAAGAACCACTGGCAGGTTGAGGGTAGGGATCAAAATAATTCATACCATCAGAAGTAATAAAGGACACAGCACCCGTCCCAGAGCCTACAGTCAATCCCCTTTCCTGGCTTCCATTTACCCACCAACAATACTCTCCAGGAGCAGCATTAGGTTTTGTTCCAAACTGCAATAGATACCATTTAGATGGGTCCCAAGTGTGTGTAGAAGTTCCCGCCGCGAAGCCGTCCCTATTTGTGTGTAACCAAATTCTACTATCAGTTCTCACTCCCACAGTCCCAGAAACACTAGTTTCATTATAAGAGATCCATATACGGCCTGGTACTTCTGGATCACCGACTCCGGCGGGCTTGACCCCTCTAACAAATTCGATATAATTATAGGTAACTACGGGAGCAGCACCGGTAGGGTTATAGCTTTGTAGTCCTATGCGCATGCTACTACTCCATAGGGAACAATCCATGTAGTATATAGGCCATATCCAAGAATAAGAAATAGGATCGAGATACCTAAAATAGACAGTCTGACCAACCTTCTTCATACCAAACTTGAATGAACTATTACCATACCATATATCAGAAGCACATGTATAGGAATAGTTTCCAGTTTGTGCTTTTATATCAAAAGAATACTGACCTCTTGCTACTACAACAAAAGAACAATAATTATTAAGGGAGGTACTATTAAAGAATATAAAACCAGCAGCCTGATCTGTAATAGCAGGAGTTGGTATAAAGAATTCAGTTTCTATATCCCAATCCCAAGATTTATCTATAGGGAAGTATAAGGTGGCGGATGTGTTTGTATTACTAAACCAATTCGTATTAGAATTGCCTTGGATCCTAAGAACACTGTCATCAAGATCAACATACTTTACTTGTAATTTAATCGTGTTAATGGTAGTACCTAAAGTTATGCCATTACCAACTAAATTATTAGGTGCAGATCTGTCATTAAAAGATGCACTACTACTATTCGAACCAATATTGAGTGGTAGGTAGAAACCAGGATAGTAAGTAGCTCCATCATCGGGTACATAATACGGGGAAGTCAGGACAAATGTCTGTGATCCTCCTCCGTTGTGGGTAAAAGACTCCAGATCTATTATATCAAATACATTACCACTGGTGTTCTTCATAATCTTAAGTGATAAAAGAGCTGAAGAAGAAGAATATATAGTAAAACTTTCTATAACTCTATTGTTGATAAGAGGCCCATAACTTCTAGACACGACGGTACGTGGCCCATTAGTAATAGTAGTTCCTGCCTGTACACCTTTTGAGGCTACACATATCTGACAGGGGTTTAATAAGTACCACCCTTGATATGGAGATGAAATTTTATAGTCCCAAGGATTTATAAAGTGATCTCCATAGAAATCGTGGGTACCCATAATGGTAAAGGAAGTATTACTACCTGAGACTAATAAAGTGGTGGGTTTAAACCAGAAGGTGCACATATAATTATTCCCACTTTGTGTGGGAAGAGTGGGCACATTAATATGACCGTAAGGATACTGGCCAAGGCTTCGACCATATCCAGTTCTACCCCGAACAGGTATAGTACCTATAGCATATGCTGTATAGCCATTCCCTGAGTTATCTTCTATTCTGATTCCAGTTTCTTGCAGAGAATGATAGCAAATAAGACCATCTTTTATATCCGTAGGACTCAGAGGTATTGAGTCTCCTATAGCCTGCACATAGAGAGGAAGATTAGCAATACCACTACTACAAGCATCTACACTATAAACTCCGGAAGGATTGGGTAAAATATATGAGTAAGTATAATTTACAGAGTGACTCCCAGATACAGCAGTACCATCAGGTAATAGCGTGCCTGTTGAAGTTATGGTCCCACTTACAGTATGAGGCATGATTAAATCTCATTCACAACGACCGCAACGTTACTGATTCCAACGTTGGCTCCCGTGGTAAATTTAGTATAGGCCTTTCCAGACCCGTCTGTATATGCCCATGCAGGAAATACTCCACCATCACCAGAAGAAACCCAGAATTGTACTAATTTTCCCGACAATGTAGTTCCCCAGCAATTAGCAACATTTGCAATAATATCAGCCTGAGCACCTATTCCGGCAGGCATTACCGTGTCTGAGGAGTTTACATTCAAGAAAGCCGCCAGATTAGAATCTATGTTAAACACATTGAGGTTTGCTGCCGTAGCAACTGCTCTATATTCTGATGAGACCGACCCAGATGCGGTAACTCCAGTTACAGTAGTAGGGCCAGCGTAGGAGGCCGGTTTGATATAATGTAAGGAACTGGGATCTAACTGATTTATAAATAATGGTTCTTTCGCATAACCATAGTCGTTAATACTTAACATGGCCCAGCGGGTAGGAACATAGGCCATAGTAGCACAATCTATACTTCTTACATAAAGAGAATCTATTGCTGTATCATACCAACTATATATTAAATACCCAGACGAGGTAGTTCCTGAAGCGGGTTGGAAAGCCAAATTTCTACACCCCACCCCATTTCCATAATGAAAAGCATTGGTTACTTTGGGAACAGAGGCTTTGATTGAGGCCCAATCTCCAGAAATGTCCTGATTAAATTTGTATAAATTTGCACCAACTTTTACGAAGATATTATCCTTCGTAGAGGCTAATCCTACATAACCACTTACTGCGGTCGTCCACCAGTTAGCCCATTGTCCGTCTCCGTCGAACCCAGAAACCATGAGTGAAGGATTACTTCCAGTTGCATCACATTTATACATGCTGTATGTATTACCTATTACTAGAGAAGGATCCATAGTTAGGTATACAAATTTTTGTTCATCCTGTAACCATGTTATATCTATAATATTCTTATAGGAAATTCCTCCAGAACCAACAGTAAACTGAGCTGCTGGGGTACCATCCATATTCCAGTATTTTAGAGTACAGGGAGGGGCTCCCCCGGAGGAGCCATCCCGGTGCTGGACTCGGATTATTTGCTCTGTATTATGTATTACCCTATGCAAAAAATAGAAGAAACCTGAGCCGGTAGTACCGACCATTTCTGAGTAAAAACCCGTAAAGTTCTTTTGTAAATCATATGATGATATCTTCCCTACCTGCATATCAACCTCCGTTACTTGAATCTGTATATTTTTGGATAGGATATTGGATCGTACTTTTTCTGATCTATAGTAAACACAAGGCTATGTAAATTGGCTCCGCCTTTTCGCCCATATATATCAAGATGTATATCGTCCTTTAAACCTACCGGGAAAGCACAATAGTAAGGGTCGGGGTCCAAGATAATAGGAGCCTCCGCCGAGCTAGTTCTAAAACTCCAAGTAGCAAAAGCCCTGTTCTGGGCTGAAGACAAATCGGCTACCGTAACAAAACAATCTATCCAAGAGTCATAATAGAATGCCTCTGGAGGAGTATAGACTACCTGATACCAATTATCACTGTATTTATATATATCTGGAATAACAACCATGTTATTCACCGTGAAGGATAAAGTACTGATGTCCACCCCAAGACCTTCATCCATGACGTCAAATCTTATCCAGTGGCGTACATCAACATTATTCATGAGATGATATGGATATTGATTTATGATCCGCGGAGGATAGAAATCATCTACGATATCAAACCAATAACTCAATTCTAAAGGATAGTCATCATAAGTATATAGAATAGGATCACCAGCAATGAACTCATTTTGTAGAGCATTTACCATGATTTCCTCTGCCGAGTCTACTGCAATTACCTCATTAGATTCCGTGATTCCTACTGGATTAGGCCCTAAGATCAGTTGACCACCACCTTGGAATTTAGAAGTATCAGGTACATGAATATATCGACTATAATTATGTGCATCATATAAAAAAGATGTAACAAAACTAGGAGAAGCAGACACATAGACATAGACATATACTCGGCTATTAAGTAGAAAATTGACGGGGGGCTGGTAAAATAACTCAGCACCACCAGGAATAAATGTTATCTGTACTTGGTCTGTAACTTCAACACCATTCACTTTATAGACCAGAGTGTCCCAATTTAAGGCTATTGAAGGATTAGAAACCCTTTGCCAAATAGAAGTATACGGAATATTCCTAATAGAATAAGGGGCCGGAATAGCCCATGGTATAGGAATAAAGGTTTCTATTTTAGTGCTAGTCTGCATTCCTTCCTTGGTAAAAAGCATTGTCTCAGAATAACGCCCACCGCTTTGTGTGGTCTGGGAACCAATACTCTTATTACCCTCGATGTCTGGTACAGGAATAAAGATGTTCTTCTCTTTATCGGCATACTTATATGAAAGAGGATCCCCATGAGCAAAGTCATACGGAGCAGGGCTGATTCTTACTTGTGCGGGTCCTGTAATCTGTTGTATTATGGCTACACCTGAAGCCCCCTGAACGTTGGGCCCCATATAAAATGTGCCCCCCGTATGTAGAAAATCGGTAGTTAGGAAAAATCCGGTAGAACCATCCTCGTTTGTTGGTACCCACGGCATCCATAAATCTAGTATAGTAGACCCACTGACCACGGGATTATATACCCGCATATTAGTATCTTCATAAGCAGCCAGCGGCTCATAGATAGTAGAAAAACTAGCATATCCTGGGGAAAAAGCCATAGGAGCATGTTCAGTATTAAGTATTTGAAGAGCCTCTGGTGTAAAATATTGATTTAGTATGGCTGGGTCTACCTGAGGTGGCATTTGTATAGTAATAAAAGCACCAGGGCTACATACATCAGGTAAAGAAGGATCAGCAAATAGGAAATAGGCAAAATCACTACCATAGCGAACAGCGCACCTAAAGCCACCTCCCTCTCCCCCTAGAAAATCCTGCAGATGTGAGGACATATAAGATACTTCGGCTGAGGTCAAGTGGGGTAATGCTCCCCTAACCTCAAATATGACTACCCTCCCCTCACCAGAAGCCGTTGTTCCTGGCATAGGCAAAGGAGTAACTGGGCGCTCTATCAAAGTTAGGTATGAATCTGCAGGACCAGTAACACCTGCTACAAAAGTATGATGAGCCCCATCGGTTCTATACCAATTCCAAACACCGTCATTGTCTGGGTCCAACCACTCTTGGGATCCCCAGACCCAACCCCAAGTATAACTTCTTATATATTGATTTGAAGTTTTGGAGGAAGCCCCCACTACTTGTATTGATTTTTGCATTATGGTTGTACTATGGCTACAATTGTTACTAATCCTGCTTTAGTTCCTGCTCTCCATTTTATTACAGCTTGTCCTCCCATAGATGGAGGGCCATCTAAATAAGAGGATTGGGTACCAGTAATTACCTCAGCTTGTTTGTGGGGTGCAGCATCAAGCCAGGTAAAACTTCCCTGCACACAACGTGATACAGGAATGGGATCATCATCAGGACATTTAAAATACCCTACTGCCTGTGCATCTGTAGCCGATACACCAAAGACAAGACGCTTGCCATTTATAGGTGCTCCGTACTGGTCTCTTACAGTAGCCCATATAAGAGCTGCGTCTACCCCATTGGCAACTACCAAAGCTGGTTCTGCGGTCAAAGCAATTGATGTTACCATAGGTTTCATAACTGAAACAACATAATTATATGGGCCTATAGTAAAAGCTGCCTCAATACTCGTACCATAGGTATAATCTGTCTGAAGCCGGTATATATTCGAGGTAGTGCAAGTTGTAGTATTTATGGATTGAGCTATATCATAAATAGTGTGTAAAGTAATTCTATCATTCTTAATAGCAGTATCCATTATCATAGAGGCCACGTTTTCCTTAAACTCTAGATTTACTCTACCGGTATAGTCAAATCCTGTAGGCATCTGTCCAGTAATAGATGGCCCTGGATATGGTAAGGAGCTAGCCAAATTAGGACGCTTAAATATTAATTGTTGCCCCCTAACGTAGGCTATAAGACCAGCGTACTTCCCCTGGTTTATACCAGCCAAATCTTCTACAGTAACAAAAACTGCAGCTTGGGTTTGTTCATAAATACCACTCTCGTGGCAACTCTTGAAAGTAGGTTCTAGTAGGTCTGTAGGATTACCACCAGGACTCTGAAACGGAATAGCATACCAATATAAGGCCGCCCCGGCCGAACCTTGGCTAGGAGATTCATTATTGAAGAAATATAAATCTCTCCGCAGTACGATCCTGTCTCCAGGATAAAACGTATTTTGAGTTGATCCAATTGATCCAATCGCTCCATTAGTCCTAACAGTATAATAATCTGGATCTCCGGCGGCAGCCACTTGAACCTCTTGTGTAATATTTTGTGTAGCAGAAATTAAATAAAATCTATCAGATACTTGAAAGAATGCGGCTCTAGGATGTCTAAGTTTTATACTATCAGGCCTAGATGTACCATACCCACAGGCCTCTGTTATCGTATCCGTGTAACTTTCTATCGCAAAAGCTCCCCCATTGATATTTTCCGCTGTGCGAGCACGCAGTATCCATGAGTCCTGGAGTACACACATAAAATTTTGTATGAGCCACCTTCTAATTATTCTTTGGCTATTCTGATTAGGTGCATCTCCTTGTTCTAGAGACCAAAAGTTTATCCCATCAAACTGCAAGGATAGGAAAGATCCTCCCTTAGCAGATAAATTCATTTCGTGACTAAGGGGAAAATTGGTTACTGGGTCCCCATAACTAGTTTTTTGCACTAACATATTAGTGGGTGAGGGCATCATAGAATAAAAATACTGCCCATCGCAACAAAACCCAGGTGTCGATATTCTTACATTTTCATATGCCATATTTTTCTCCTTAGAAAGCTGTCGTCGTTACTGATATATATGTAGGGAACGGTATAGTATCTGCTCCGCTAAAAGTAGCATAGGCGTAACCACTAACATTTGTAGTTGTTCCAGTTACAGTCGTAAACCTACCAGCACCAGAGGGTGTAACCGACCAGTTCACCGGTACATTGCTCATAGGAAATCTATAATTATCCAGTATCTGGCAAGTACACCGTACTATACCACTAGGAAGTATAAATTCGGGATCTGCATTGACTACCATAAAAGCCCCTTGGGCAGCCATATTTTCAGTAATATAATTGTATGAAGGCCAAGTTATTACAGATGCCCCTGCAGTCCTGTAGTCTTGCTGCAGAAAGTAAAACTGTGGGTGGTTGTTAATGTCTTCCGGATCATCATTTCTAATCCGCAATTCATATACTGGTATGAAAGTATTCCCAGGATCATAATAGTTTAGTGGTGCAATTTGAGATGCACTAATTGAGGATAAATCTCGCAGTGCCATACAAAAAGTTGTAGATCCAGACATAAAGAACAGAGCTGGTGTTCTATTCCCCAATTCTATATTTGGAATATTTTTGATAATACTAAATGCTAATGTTGAGGAACTCTTATAAACATTTCTATAATGACTACTTACCACTGAGAGGTCAGTAGGATCTAGTTCCAAAAGATTCCCCCCAGTATCTACTACGAATATACGGGCCTCTATGAAAACATTCTCCCCATCTCCGTGACTACTAGGAGGATAATCATAGGGTCTAAGTGTGATCTGGTATGAAGGAGGATTGGTGTCAGGATCAGGAACAGGTATAGGATTAGGATCAGGAGTAATAGATACGATCACGCCCCAAAATGTTTCATCATGTATATTAGGTCCAATTTTAATGCTTTGGCCTATAAGTAAACGCCTTATTGCCCAGCGATAGCTTCCATCAATAACTATATAATTCCTGTCTGTTCCCATATCTTCCAACAAGGGAAAATTATAGTACTCTATTGCAATAGCATTACCTGAATTAGCCCCAGGAAATGCCTTGAATTGAAACTGCCTTAACCCGTATTGTTCAGGATCCACTTGCCATTTTCGTATTACCATACCAGGAAACGATGGTGTATCATTGATTGATTGTACCGACCAAAACCATTCCCCGTCATAATCTAGACTACTTACTTTATTCTGAAGTTCAATAAGAGTGGGATACGCCGTGAGGGGCATAGTTCCGTCTTGATACCTAGACAATAGAAAATTTTCATAGCCATTCTTAGTGCCTTTATCGTGCCTATCATATATCAGATTGTAAAACTTCAGCTCGTGGTCCTTTAGGAACATAGCCATGTTAGGTTCAATCAGGCGAATATTCTGATCCATTGTGGAAATCCTCATTTATTGCTGACATATATTTGGTTCCTGGGGTTATCTTAATGGTGCTAGAATGAATATCCCCTTTTATAATAACCTGATCAGTTAAGTCAAACCCTTTAACTTTTATTTGTAAAGAGTTCAAGTCAATACCAGAAGAGGGTATTTCTTCTGTGAGTGTAATAGAAATATCTGTATCAGGAGACACATCAGTAG